CGGAAGATGAAAAGATCCGCGAAGCAGTCGAAAACGACAAGCGCAACAACGCCTATGGCCTGCGCGTGCTGGTGAACAAAGCCGAGTATGAAGACGGCAGCAAGATGTTCACTGTTGGCGACATTGGCATGATGCGCAATGAGTACGCCAAAAGCGACCTGACTGCCATGATGGAAGCGCTGGTGTTCAACGGGGGCGTACTGGCGAAGGAAGACCCCAAAAGCGATCAAGGAAGCGATCAAGAATGATCCGCGCTTAATGGTTCGTCTTGCGTTGTGCAAAGAGCTGGGGATGACACCTTCTCAGCTCAAGCGCGAAGCAACGCAAGACGACATTATTATGTTGGCGGCATATTTCGATATTCTCGCTGACGAAATGCCCAAGCCAGGCGCTACGCCTGTCCCGAGCCCCAGAAGGCGCTAGTCTGGGGCACTGACACCGGGGCAGGCGGGGCGTGGCTGATTATGAAGGTCTGATACGGGTTGGCATACAGGGCCTGAATCAGATCAAGGATTTAGAAAAAACTATTAACTCTTCGGTCGATGCCGCGAAGGAGCTTGAAGCGCGACTCGACAGTATTGAGAAAAAGCAAAGGCGTGCGTCTACAAGGAGTCTGGGCGCGACTAGGGATCTTGGCGCTGCGCTAAACAGGGTTGTCGATACCGACCAAGGCAGAAACGCAAGAGGGCAAATACTGCCTGGAGCAAGCCCAGCCGAAAGGCGTGCCGCTGCGCAAAACCTGAGACGCGCAGAGCTAAGGCTTAAAGCTGAAGACAGATCGGCTGCAGCGCTTGAAAGAGCAAGAAGAGTTTATATCGCAACGCTTGGGAAAGTCAACGCAACAACACGTCAAGCAGTGCCCATGCTTGAGTTCGCCAGTGGCGGGCTGGAAGCAATCTCGGGCAAGATTAGCCGCGAAAGCCGCATCAATTATCTCACCAACCTGTTCCAAGGCAGGCAGCGAGAGTTTGCCCGTGGCGGTGGCGGCGCAAATCTATCCGCTGACCTTCAGCAGCAGGCACGCAATACTCGCGCTGCATTTGACCTAGCAAGTGCAGGCGGCAGAGAAAACCTGCAACTGATGCAGCGGCTCGCTACAGAAATGGCGGGCATTGTGCGGCAGCAGAATGAAGTAAGCAGGCTTCGCGCTGGCCGCTCTACAATGTTTGAGGCTGGGCGGCGCGGGCAGGAAAGGATCACCGACCTGTCCAGAATGGCAGGCGCAGATCCAGGCAAGATTAGACAGCTTCGCTCTCAGGCGACAAGCGTAATCTCTGCTCAGTACACGGGCGACATTGCCGGCGCAAGGGATCTAGCGCGGCGCATGAATGCGTCGATCATGCGCTATACGCGAGAGCTTGATGCGGCGGCGCGTGATTTACAGCAACAGCAGCGGGCGGGCCTCAGAAACCTCAACGTGCGCCAGAGCTGGGCAACCGGCTTGGAACAGCTGGGCGAAACCGCTACTGCTGTCAACCAGCGCTTGAAGGTAGCCAGGACAAATCAGCGAGCCTCTTGGACGACCGCACTGGAGCAGCTAGGGGACACTGCTACGACGATTAACCAGAGGCTGAGGGTAGCCAGGACTAATCAGAGGGCTTCTTGGGCCACCGGCTTAGAGCAGCTGGGAGAAACTGCAACTGTTATCAACCAGCGCCTTAAAGTAGCCAGGACAAATCAGCGAGCCTCTTGGACGACCGCACTGGAGCAGCTAGGGGACACTGCTACGACGATTAACCAGCGCCTAAAAGTAGCCAGAACCAATCAGCGGGCCTCTTGGGCAACCGGCTTAGAGCAGTTGGGCGAAACCGCTACTACCATTAACCAAAGGCTAAAAGTAGCCAGAACCAATCAGAGGGCTTCTTGGGCCACAGGGTTGGAACAGCTAGGGGAGACTGCAACTGTTATCAATCAGAGGCTGAAAGTAGCGAGAGCAAACCAGCGAGCTTCTTGGACAACCGGCTTAGAGCAGTTGGGCGAAACTGCGACGGTTATCAATCAGCGCCTAAAGGTAGCTAAAACAAATCAGCGAGCCTCTTGGGCAGCCGCACTAGAGCAGCTCGGGGAAAACGCCACTACGATTAGCCAGCGCCTAAAAGTAGCCAGAACCAATCAGCGGGCCTCTTGGGCAACCAGCCTAGAGCAGCTAGGGAAGACTGCTGCCGTAATCAACCAGAGGCTAAAGGTAGCGAGAACAAACCAACGCGCTTCCTGGGCAACCGCGCTAGAACAGCTGGGGGAAACCGCTACTGCAATCAACCAAAGGTTGGGCGCACGCAACCTCAACGTGCGCCAGAGCTGGGCAGCAGCGCTGCAGGACATTGGCGCCGAGCAGCAGATCAGGGCTCGCGCATTGCCTGATCGCAATCTGCTGGCCCAGCGCGTTGCGGCCAGTGGCCAGGTCGCGCCCACACGGCTTGACGATCTCAGGGACGCTGCCCGCAAGGCTGAAGCAGAGGCAGAGAAGCGAGCGGCGGGCTCCACCAAGCGCTATGCCGATGCAGTCGAACGCGAGGCGAAGCGGCTGGAGCGGCTTGGCATCGGCCAAGGCCCTGTGCGCGGCCCCGGTGGGGCGGTCCCGATGGGCGGGCAGTCGAGGGGCGGCTTCAACCAGCTCCCCTTCCCCGCCGGCCCAGGCAATGCCAGGGGCATCGCGCAGTTCCAGGCGATCCAGCGGCAGCAGCGAGCCGGCGGGGCACAGGGCTTCTTCCAGGGCGACGCACGCAAGGCGATCAGCGAGGGCCTGATTGGTGGCGCGTTCCCGCTGCTGTTCGGCCAAGGGCTCGGGGCATCCATCGGCGGCGCGGCGGGTGGTGTCAGCGGCGGCCTGATCGGCGGATCGTTCGGCTTCGGCCTGTCGCTGATCGGCACTGCACTGGGCAGCGCTGTTGATACCACCACCAACAACCTGAAAGAACTTGCGGCATCGCTCAAGTCGCCCAATGATGCCATCACCGCACTGGAAGCAAGCGGTTTTCGTGTTGGCGATAGCTTAAAGTTCCAAGTTGAACAGCTGCAATCTGTTGGCCGCGCTTATGACGCGCAGACGCTTGTATTGCAAGAAGTCGAAAGGCGGCTTGGCGCTGGCAGTGTTCAAGGCTTAAACGCGCTCAATGCAGAGCAAAAGCGGTTGAATGAGTCCTGGGCAGAGCTGACGGGTGCATTGCAAAGTCAGCTGATTCCGGCGCTGGTCGGATTTACGAATGGAGTCAACGAAGTCATTGCGGCAGTTTCCGGGCTGGGAGAGCTGCCTGTCGTCAAGCAGCTCCTTCAAGCTCGCGGGGCACTGGCATCTACGCCGCTGGGCCGGGTCGTGGTTCCTTTTGCTCTTGCGGAAGGTCAGTTTCAAGCTGCTCAACAAAGGGGCAGAAGCGTCGCCGCCACGGCTCCTGCTCGCGTACCGCTCACGCCCCAAGAAGAGCTGGCCGCCGAATCAACCCGCATCCAAGAATCGCGCAGGGTTGCAGACCAGATCCGCTCGGCGTACCGCGAAGCATTCCAGCTGCAACGCCAAGCATACGATCTGCAACGCGAAGGCGCGGACATCAACCGCGAGATTGCAGATTATTCTTACAGAAAACAGCGCGAGATATTTGATCTGCGGCAGCAGGTTGCAGAGCGGGAAATTGAGAACAACCGTGCAGCGGCGCAGAATCGAATCGAGCGCAGTGACCTGAGCGCACGGCAAACATTTGCGGCGGCGACTGGCTTTGAGCAGCAGCTGCTCACTAATGTCCGCGAAGTGATGCGGACCCGGCAGGAAGGCGAAGCGGACATTGAACAATCGCGCAGAAAGCTAGAGCTGGCGATGGCCAAGCTCAACCGCGACGTTGAAGATTACAAGCGCACAAATGCACGCGAAATTGAGGACATTGAGCGGCGCAAGTTGGCATATACGCGCTCAGTGGAAGATTACAAGATGAACGTTGCAGATTATGTACTGCAACGCGCAAGAGAGGCCGCTGACTTTATGCGGCAGGCGATGACACTGCCTGAGGTTGGCGGCGGTGGCGGTGCTGTTGGTGGCGGGCTTTCTACTGCAATCGACCGCATTGGTGGAGCGTATCAGTTCCGGGGCACAGAACTGGCCAGCCGCAGGCAGCCCGGCGATTATCAATCCGATCCGCGAGAAAACTTCTTCTTTGACCGCCGGCCACAGCTGATCGCTGGCGCCAAAGCCCGAATTGCCACGCTGACGCAATCCGATTTGGCGGCCCTGGCTTTCACGGTGCTTACCGAGGCCGGCCCGACCGACATTGGCAAGATGGATGTAGCAGCCAATCTGCTTGTCCGCTCTGCCGCATTGGACAATGCGCCGATCAGCGCTGTTGCTAAACAGCCTGGGCAGTATGTCGGCGTCAACAGGTACGGCAGAATTGACCTTGAAAGCGAAACGAGAGGCCGTCAGGTATTCGGTTCTCGCTATGACCAAACACTGAATCTGCTGCGCGGCGGCGTTGCTGGTGGAGCAATGCCTGGCGGCGTTGTTGCCCGCACTGGTGCAACTGGCATCGGCACAGGTGCCCACCTTGACGTGCGCTGGGCTGACGGCAGGCCGATCACGGCAGCAGACGCAGATCGCTTCATTCGTGTCGCCGGCAAGCTGCCATCGAGCTATGGCGTTACCAGTGGCTACGGCCCGCGCAGGGCGCCCGTCCCAGGGGCATCGACCTTCCACCGAGGTGTTGACTTTGCCACCCCGGCAGGCCAGCCAATCACCCTCACCGGAGGCGCCAGGCTCACAGGCGCAATGACTGAAGCGCAGAGCGGCGGCGGCGGGATCGTTGGCATCATCGAGACCCCGATGGGGCAGATGAAGCTGCTGCATCTTGAGCGCGTCCTTGGCACGCCCCAGGCGACTGCCGCCGCGCAAGTCTCCAACATTCCCCAGCCGCGCTTCAGCCCGGTCGCGGTCGGCGCTACGCCTTCTGCTGCACCGATTAATGCTGAGCGCATGGCCGTGCTCTCGCGCATGGTCGGCAGCGAGCAAGAGGCGCAACGGATTCTGGAAGAGCAAAACAAGCTCAGGCAGAAAGGCATTGAGCTTGCTCAGGTCGAGCAAATCCTGCAGGGCAATCAAGTGCCGGCACTTGAGCAAGAGTTTGCCGCGCTGCAAAGCAAGCTCAAGGCTCGCCGCGATTCGCTCGGACTGAGCAGCAACGAGCTTGCGTTGGCCGATCTTGAAGCAGAAAGCAAAGCGCGAATTGCGCGGATTGAAGAAGAGCGAGCCGGTGCGCTTGCAAAAGCCAGCAAGCAATACAAAGGAGCCGATCTTGCCAAGGCCCAGCAAATGATTAACGAGCAAAGTAAGCTCGGGCTGGGCATTGCCAAGGCGGAAGAGCAGCAGAAGCGCGAAAATCTAGAGCTGGTAAACCAAATAGCAAACGCGCAAGAAGCGAATGACTTGCTAATCAATGCACGCAAAGAAAAAGAAGTGGCAACGGTTGAAAATGCTGCCTTGCTGCGCGGCGAGCTTAACGCAAGCGCTGTCGAGCTGGCCAGGCTGTCTGATGGTTACAAAGCCATGAGCGAACAGCAAAAGGCAGCCTATGAGCTTGATGTTGCCAGAACCGAAGAGCTGCGCAAGCAAAATGAGTTCAGGCAGCAGATCAATCAACTGCAGCAGGAGCGAAGTCTTACTGGCGCTGGGCTACGCGCTGGAATGATCGGTGAACCTGCACGCAGCTTTGAGCAGGCACTGAATGACGACAGAAGCGTTGAGCAAGCAAATCAGCTCGCGCAGGAGGCCGAACTTCTTGAAGACCAGCAGCTGATCTGGGACAGCCTTGAAAAGAACATTGTCGATGTATCTAACGCAATTTCGGGCGGGCTCACTAATGGTCTGCTTGATGTAATCAGCGGCGCCCAAAAGATTGAGGACGTAGGCCGCGAGGTGCTTAATGGCATCGCCCGTACGTTTGCCGACACCGCACAGCAGCAGCTGAGCACGCTGATGCAACGCAAGCTCGCGTCGATGCTGGGTGGCCCTGAAGGCCCGCTCACCAAGATGCTCGGGGGCGCGTCCGCTACCGCCGGCCCTGAAGCGCTCAACGGTGCATCTCTGGCCGCAAGCGGCAACGTATGGGCGCTCAATAATGCGGCGCTTGCGGCAAGCGCCAGCCTGCAATCCTTCGCTGCGCAAGCTGCGGTTTCTAGCGCAACAAGTGGTATCGGTTCTGCATTCTCTGCAAGCGCTCCTAACATCTTGGGCAGCTTCTTCCCCGGCGGCGCCGGGCTAAGTTTTGGCCCCAGCTCCATGCTTAGCGGTATTGGTTCTGCATTCTCCAGCGCAGCGCCCAACATCCTGGGCAGCGTGCTCGGCGGCGCCAGTCCGCTGCCCAGCTTCCCGTTTGGCGGTTTCCTGGCCAATGGCGGCACGGCTCAGCGCGGCAAAGGGTACGTCGTGGGTGATGGCGGCGAGCCTGAGGTTTTCTTCCCTGGCGCAACCGGCCAAGTCGTGCCGTTTTCCGATTTGGAGAACGATGAGGACGAGCCAGAGTTTTCTTTTGCTGGCGCCGCCGGAAAGGCCGTGCCACGCTCTGACATGGAAAAAGCCGCTGCGCTACAGGAAGGTGAATCGAGCAACGAGCCCATTGACATTCGCTACACCGTGACAGAACAGCGTGGCGAGCGCTATGTTACCGAGGAACAGCTGCTCAAGAGCAATGCCGCCTTGGCTAAGCGCACTCAAGCCATGACCTACGCTGGCATGAGAAACAATCAGCAAATCCGCGAGTACGCCGGGCTCTGAATGCTTACTGTAATGCCCTACATCGAGCTGCTGACCGACGCGGGGGCTCAGTTCTCTCCGCGCCAGCTTTATCAGCCTTATTTTCCAAACGAGACAAGGACTTACGCTGGCGCTAGTTATGTATTCAGCCCTTTTAGTATCGCTGGGGATTTTTCTTCTGATGGCAGCGAAAGCGGCGAGCTTGAGCTTATTGCTCCGGCTAACATGATCTCAGCCGCTTTGCTGTGGCAAGCGTCCGAAAGTCGATACTTCATCAGGGTTAATTCGATGCTTCTGGCCGGGACGCCTCCGGCAAATGAAACAGGCTATCCGACCTATTCTGAGGTAGGCATTCTTAGCTCTACTATTTGCGCCTGTGATTCGTTTGCTTACACTGATACGGTTCCTGGCGAAGAAGATCAAGACGACCAAGCCGCGCTTGTTACGCTGAAACTTTCCAACCCTCTTAATTTTGTAGCGGGCACAGCTCCGACCCGCAGGCTCACAGCTGATCAAGTTGGCCCGCTGCCGGCAAGTGGAGGGCTTACGTTTTGACGTTCTGGCGCAGCTGGGTGGGGCTTCCCTGGGCGCTCAATGCCGACCCGAGGGACGGGCGAGCAGCGTGCTGCTTCAGGACCGCGCAGGCGACCCGCGAAGAGCTGGGGATGCGCTGGCCGGCAGATCGCATGGCTCACTGGTATTCCGACGCGCAGGCGGGCGCCTGGCACGGGCTCCGGTGGGATTGGCTGGAGCTGACCACCCCAATCGAGGAACCCGAGGCCGGGGCGCTGATCCGCTTCGATAATCAAGATGACAGCTTTGGCGTTGGTGTGCTGGCTGATGCGCAAACCCTGCTTACAGTGCGGCATCATGGACGATTGATTGTCGGCCCAGTCTCCGCTTTCCGCCGGCTTAAGCTGTATCGCTTGCAATGATCCCTCTCCTTCCTTACGAAAAGCGCTTGGCCGAGATTCTTGGCATCAGCCAAGACAAATATCAGGAATGGAAGGCGATCACGCTGAAGCATTCTATTGAAAAGCCGGCAGCGGCTGAAGGCCCAGTGTGCGGCCCGCTGGTGCCAGTGCTTGTCAACCTTGCAATTTCAGTCGGCGTCACACTGCTGTCCTCGCTGCTGTTCCCGACACCGCAGCAAAGCCGCATCGTCACCAAGCGCGGGCGGCGCGATCCGCGCACAAGCAATCAGCGATCATCGCCGCGCTTTGGCTTTGATTCGGTGCAGGAACCCGCTCAGGTTGGGCAATTTGTGCCAATCGTTATTGCTAAACGCGAAAACGGGCTAGGCGGCGTGCGTGTTGCTATGCCGATGGTCTGGTCACAGGTGCTTGCGTTAAACGGCTCGGTGATGCTTCGCGGCATTTTTCTTGCAGGCGCGGCAAACATGCGAGCAGACGCCTGGGACCAAAGGGGCTGGGCGTTTGGCAATAACACTCTTGGCGCCTATGCCTACACTGGCAACGCGCTAACTAGGGGCGCAAGATACTCGATTTACTACGCTCCCGAAGGCGGCAGAATTGCAGACAGCCAACTGATCGCCGGCAGACAGGCAAGCCGAGATGTTGGCAATTTTACCAACTACGGGGGCCAGGATGTTTTCTCTGTGAATATCGGCGGGCAGTTTAGAAGAGCGTTTTGCATGGCAGAAAGCCCATCGACGAGCAAAGCGTTTGGCCTGTATGGCTGGTGCCCCAACGTGATGCTGCATCGCTCGACCGTGCAGTTGCAGCCAACAGTTACCGCCAGAATAAATAACGATGGCGACGTTAAGACAGACGACGACGCCGCCGCATTGGTTGAACTATGGAAGGGCAAGTTTCACTGGTCGATGCGTGGCGCTTTGCGGCAGCACCGGGAGTCAAGCTCAAGTACATGGACCAATCCGGCAAGCGGCAATTTTGATATTCAGGGTTTAGACGTGAGCATTGGCGACGGCTTGCGTTACGTTCTTCGCCGCAACACGGATGCCGAAACCAAAATCAAGTTTGATACAAGCAACTGCAGGATCAAGAACAACAAGGCAGAATCAAAGCAGGACATGGGCGGCGTCGCTGCCTCTGTTGCCGGCGTACAGAACTCTGCGGACACGGCGCTGATTCCAAACGAGTTATACCGGATCGGCACATGCTGGGCTATTTTAGAAGAAAGACTGCCGCAGCACGACGAGACAATCTTCATTAGCGATTCCGAGAATGAACCGATTGGCAATGGCAATGGCATGGAATACATCTTTACCGTTGTCAAGGCCGGCAGGGTGCAGTTTGGCGGCGAAGGTTTTTTGGAAACGCCGGAGCAGGGCACAACGATTTTCCCCGATGAATACGACCCGGATACTAATTTTGCCAACATGGAAAGCGGCACAGAAGGGCGTTACAAGGTCTGCTCTGCTGCTGCGCAAATCTTCCGTATGGCGATTGCGTCTGTTGGTGCAGTTAGAGAATACAAAATATGCGAGCTTGTAATCAAGTCTCGGGTTGGCGTAACTGTTAGCGGAATGACGGGATTCCGCTCCTGCCCAACTATTCAGGAGATCAACGCAAAGGCAGGCCAAGAGCAGGTTGACGACGACGCCGAAGGCCGGCTTACGGTTTCACGTTTTGACAGCAGCGGCAGCCTTGTCACCACCAAGACGCGCCGATACAGCGCATTCTCGATGCAATACAGCGATGATCGCGGCAGCACATGGACGAGCTTCCCCGAGGTGTTTGCCGTTGCCGGCGTGAGCGGAGAGGATGTTTATAACTATCTGCGAATCAGCTTTGCTTCTTACAAAAGATGGGAAGTCAGGTTTGAGCCTGTTTCGAGCTGGGAGATTCGCCGCGACGGGCTTGATCGCGTAATGGTGCTTG